CAGGTGACGCACTGCCCGAAGGGTCATCCGTACAGCGGCGACAACCTGTACGTGAAGCCGGGCGGGGCCCGTGCTTGTCGAGAATGCCGCACGGCTGCAGACAGGGTGGCGAAGGAACGCAAGAAAGCGAAGAACCAGTGCCGCAAGGGGCACCCGCTCGTCGGCGAGAACATTCTCCTTTGCCGCAACGGGACCCGAAAGTGCCGAATATGCGACCGTGCTCGCAATGAGGCTCGACGACCAAGGCATTAGGGCGTCCTCCTCTGGAACAGAGCCGGACGCAAATAGGGTGCAGGAGCGCTGCCAGGGTGGTTGACCTTGGCGACGGGGTGGTCGGCGCCGGGCCAGTACAACGCCTTCTTGTTGGTCGGCCTGATGACGTGGGCACTGGTGCCCATCTCGACGTCCGTGGCGTAGTTGCAGTCGAGGGAGCCGACCCGGAGTACCTTGTCGTGGACCTCGGCGCGCAGGCTGTCGCGGAGGCGGCCGGTGCGCTTGTGCACGTAGTTCTGGGCGTCGCCGAGGATGGGGCGGCCGATGTCTTCTTCGAGCCACCGGTTGATGGCGGCGTCGACGTGCGTGCGTGCGGATGGGTCGATCCGCATGCGGGATCGTGCCATGGCCGCCCTCCTCTCCGGTGGGTGGTCTCGTGCTGGCCTGCCTGGTCTCCCCGGGCGTGTGGCCGTGTTCGGTTAGGTGGTGCGCCGCAGGTCGAGGCGCAGGTCTGCGGCTACGGCTGCGGAGTTCATGGCGGAGACGGCGTCGACGATGTACGTCGCCCCGGTGCGTTCGTCGCGGATGCGGTCCTGGTCGGTGACGTCGGTTCCTGCGGTGACGCGGCCGACGGCGTAGCGGACGATCCGCGGGGTGGGGTCGTCGCGGGTGGTGACGCGACGGGACTGCTCGATCAGCGAGGCGGGAATCCCCGTGGCGTGCGGGGTGTCCGTGTCGACCTCGTCGCCGTAACCGTCCGTGGACGTGCCGCGGAGCACGGACACGGTGGTGGTGGCGCGGGCTAGCACGGTCCACCGTCCGAGCCGAGCGCCTGCCAGCGCGGATCGTTGTCGTCCTCGATCGCCGAATGGAAGTTGAGGGTGCGGGGGATCATGCCGCCCGGCAGGCGGCGGCCGATACGCAGCGGACGGATCCGCTTCCACGACAGGCGGTCAATGCACCGCTTCGCCAGCGGCGCCAGGATCCCGGCATTGGCGTGGAGGAACGTTGCCGACACCTGGTCCTGCGACACGCTGGAGGCGTCCATGCTGGTGAACGCATCGGGATGCTGTGTGATCCATGCGGCCTGATAGGCGACGGCGAGCTTGAGGAGTCGCAGGTTCTTGGGGCTGATCGCTCCGCCGTCGGAGGCGTCCTCGGTGGTGTCGGCGAACATTTCGACGACCGCCTGCGCCTGCTCTACCTGGTCTGCGGTGGCGGTGATGCCGGTGTAGGTGGTGACGTCGCTGGTGGTGGCCCACGGCATGTCAGGTCACCCGCCTGATGGACACCTCATACACCCACCGGCCGTCAACGGTGGCCGCGAGCCGGGCGTCGCCGCGCGGCGTGTGGCCGGCTTCGACGGCGGCCTGGATGGTGGCCTGCCGGTAGGCGAGGTGGGTTTCCTCGTCGGGCCCGCCGGGTTCGGCCTCGAAGTCCTGGCGAAAGGCACCCGCCGGCGCAATGAGAACGGGCGGGGCGCTCGCGGGCTCGGGGGCTGCGGCATCTGCTGGCTCGGTCGGCAGGGTGGCGTCTTCGAAGTCGTCGTCCGCGGACCCGGCGTCGGCGGTGTCTGCGTCGGTGAGGCGCTGTACGAGCTCGGCCTTGACTCGGCCGGAGGGCAGGCTTCGGCGACGGCACTCCTCTTGGAGTTCCCTCGTCGACATCTGCTCGTAGTCCACAACGCCCTCGTCTCTGGTCTGTGGTTCACCGGTGCCGCCGGGGTGGCACCCACCAATCCCCGGCGGCAGTCCGTGTGGTCCGGCTAGTCGGTGATCCGCTCCAGGGCGGCCCAGGCGTTCTCGTTGCCGACGCCGAAGCCCTTGCGGACGCGGAACTTGACCGCGGTGTCGTCGGTGGTGTCCTGGGCGCGGGCCTGGTCGACGAGGGACTCGGGGACGCTTCGGTCGCCGCGCTTGAGGTACTGGCGGTTGCCGAAGAACAGCAGGTCGTTGCCTGCCGGGGAGCCGCTCATGGTCGCGGAGACCTTGCAGCCGCGGGACCAGGCGATCGGTACGTCGAAGAGGCTGTCCGGGGTTCCGGCGGTGCCCTGGATGAAGATGGGGCGGCCCTGGCCGTCAGTGCACAGGCGCAGCGCGTCACGCCAGCCGGGGGCGGCGATGACGAGGGAGTCGGCGAGGGACCAGAACTTGCCGGTCTCGACCTTCTTGAAGGTGCTGGAGAGCTTCTCGTACAGCGAGTTGCCGCCGCCCGACGCCGGGAAGGAGACGTTGTCGTCGTCCCACGTCGAGTAGTTGCCGTCGGCCGTGTAGCTGGTGGCGGAGTTCGTGGTGCGCAGCGACTTGTACAGGCTGGTGAACGGGACCGTGGTGCCGTTCTCGGAGCCGGACGCGCCCAGGCAGGCGTTGTCGAACGTGTCCGCGTAGCTGATGGCCCAGTCAAGGCCCTTGGTCTTGATGGTGTCGATCACGGAGTCCGCGTCGGCCAGGTCGTCCTCGTCGACGACGAACTGCGACAGGAACCGGCGCGCGGTCAGCGTGATGTAGTCGTTGGCGGTCGCGTCCGCGGTGTACGTGGTGCCGGCCGAGACGGTGAGTCCGCCGGAGCGCAGGATGCGCTTGGTCGACGTCTTCATGGCGTGCGGTCGGGCATAGCGCTCGATCGCGGAGTCCATCTGGACTCGGGTGATGACTTCGGAGTCCCACTCGATCGGGATCCAGTTGTCGATGATGTCTGTGCTGGCCACGGTGGGCACTCCAGGAGGGCGAGGGGCTCACAGCCCGCACGAATGGTGGGTGCCCTGCCTGGGCGAACTGTGAGCGTCCCGCTCGTTCCTGCCGCGCACCGAGGTGCGCTGTTAGCCGCGTAGTGCCCGCTGCGCGAGGGTCTCGGCCCATCCCTTGGGCTCCGGCTTCGGCGCAGGCTTGTCGGCTGCGTCCACCTTAGCTGCCGTTACTCCATTCTGGCCAGAACCACCAGCCCCATTGGCCGGATTGGCAGAACGGGTGCGCTTGAAGAACTCCGGCCACTCCTGCTTGATCGCGTCGATCTGCTCGGACAGGCCGGTGATCTCCCCGTCGTCGATGTCGACGTCGTCCAAGTCGATCAGCTTCATCAGCGAATTCAGCCGCTGCCCGTTCCACCCCGCTTCGGCCAGCGCCGAGTTGACCCCGGTGACGAGCGCCTTCGTCTTGCGCAGGCCGCGCAGTTCCGCCTCGGCGGTCGCCTTCTCGATCTGCCGCTTCACGTCGGCGGCACTCGGCCCCTGCGGCTGGTCGTCTTTCGCCGCCGCAGGCTCCGGCTCGGGCTCGTCGGACTCGAGCTTGTTGCCGGTCTTCGGGTCGATGCCGTGCTGCCGCAGGTACTTGCGGCGCGCGGCGGCCTCCGCGTCGGCCTTCCGCTTGCCCTCGACGAGCTTCTCGTACTCGTCGCGGGACGGAGGCGTCCAGTCGTCGGCAGCCGTGTCGTCGGGCTCCGGCTCGGCGCTGATCGCGGCGTCGCCGGCCGGTGCCGGGTCGTCGCCTCCGTCGGCGTAGAAGACGAACGGGTCGCGGTACGGGTGCATCCAGCCGGGCAGGGTGTTGGGTGCCATGCGTATCTCCTTCAACTGCGGCCAGCCGCGGTCGCGGTGGCCTGTCGCCGGACGCGCGCGGACAGCCCGCGCCGTGCCAGCAGTGCTCGTGCCGCCCGGCGTCGGGCGGCACGTGATTCGGTGGGGCGCCCGCGACCTGCGGCGATCGAGCGCCACGCCTGGTCGCGGAGGAGGTCGGGCAGGCTGCCCGGTCCGGTGTCCCAGTCGGGCATCCACGGGACGAGCTTGCAGCGGCAGTTCGGGTGCAGAGGGGGGCCGTCGATGGCGGCGCGCCGGATGCTGCGTGAATGCGGGTCCATGGACAGGCCGCCAGGGAAGCGGCCGTCGCGGTCGGTGAGATGTCCGGCGTAGGCAAGGCAGCGGACGCAGGCGTCGGGTTCGGTCACCCACAGGCCGCGCGCCCCGTAGTGGTCGGCAACTTGGGCGGCGCCGTCATTGATTGCCCGGTGGATCACCCAGGCGACGGCCTGCCGGACCAGCGTGCCCGCGCGGCGTGCCGCACCCAGACCGAGGACGACACCCCGCCAGCCGGTACGCGACACTTCGCGCGGGCTGAGCAGACGGGCCGCGAGCCGCAACTGCTCCGCGACCGTCGCCTGCAGATGGGCCGCCGCCTCGGCAATGTCGCGGCTGACGTTGAGGTCCGGCAGGGCGTGATCGCGGCCGGATGCCCGCCGCAGGAAGTCGACAGCATGCCGGCCGCCCAGATGGGTGGCCGCTTCCAGGGCACCCTCCAGGACCCGCTGCGATCGGCGCCCCAGCCCGCCGCCCGCGCGGTCGACGTCCGCTCGCAGGCCTGCCAGTAGCCGCGCCAATGCCAGCCCGCTGCCCAGTGCAGCGAGAGCCCCGAAGGCGGCCACCCACGCGGCCAGGGCGACCGTAATCAGTCCGGTCAGGGCTGCGCTGGCGCCACCATCTGCGTTGCTCGCGGTCCGTTCCTCCAGTGCGGCAGCCTCGTCGGCTTGCTGCTGCTGGACGAGGTCGGCGAGCTGCTGAGGCGTGGCGGGGCGGGCCATCAGCGGTTG